AAACACGATTTGACGTCGGTACGGATACATCTTTAAATCTGTACCAACCTGTAGATACTGTGTTACTGTATATTGAGAACGCACTGGTTTTACTATATTCAATGCTGTAACAGCATCATCAATAGCTTCTGCTTTAACCTGTTGCACATTCAAATCAATATTGATTTGGAAAGTATGAGGTGTTGATGGTGGGTCAGATTCAAACCATTCTTTTATCTGAGCACCATTACCAAGTGACTCCAGTACATCGATAATGGCTTTCTTGGTACCGTAGTGAGATAAAGTCTTAATGATTGTCTTTAGAACTAATCTCTTGCGTGATACAGGCCATGAATCTCGCCAAACACCTACACGCCACTGCGATGCTAGATGATCTAAAAGTTCACTGGATGCACTATCTAACAGGTAATAAAAAAGGCCATCGTTTAGATGACCTTTGGTATCGCTGTTTGTATGTAATGCCGTAGCAGCATTTTTAAATATTTCTTCATCTGCTATTGAAGACGGTAAAAGCTGATGAAGAAGAGTTTTATCTTCAATCTTATTACTCATCTTCAACACCACCGTAGGTAATGGTTACATCTGATGCAGGACACTGAGCAACCTGAGATTTGGTGACTTCTGTAAAGACAGGTGAGGTTATTTCAACTCTTTTGGCACCTGCATTACGAAGACGCTTAATTAACTCATCAGGGTTAAGATCGCGCCCAATCTTTGTTTGCTGCCACTGTCTGTACTCTTCAACGGCCTGTACTACAGCTGATGTCACCTGAGCTATTCTGTTCACATCACTGGTGTTTAAAAACCACTTAAGATTGATTGTGTAAGCCACAGCTTGAGGTGCACTTACAAGTACGTTGTCTGTCAATGGTCTAATATCATCCGCGCTCAGGTAGTTCTTTAATTCACTAACAAAGGTTTCTGTTGGTAAAGTACCACCTGTTAACAATGGATGGATATATACATTGCCGGCATGCTCAGGCAAGCCGTAAATACTGCAATCAATAATAGCAGCTGAGAATTTTCTACAGTAATACTCGTAACTGTCATGAGGTCCTGCAACAGAGAAAGAGCCGGGTGCTAAATGTATTCTTTGAGCATAGGCTTCATCTGTTTCTGTATCAGCTCCACCTGATGGTTGATTGATATTCTCTACACTCTCAATATTAGGTAGAAGATCAACTACAGTGTTGATAGCACCTGCTTTGATATTGTTGGTGTAACTGCCTTCTACAGTTGAGGTTGCCACAACATCAATAGTAGTTTCACCCTCAGGTATTTCTGCTAACTCATTGGTAGCAAACATGGTTGTACCGTCTGATACTCTTGTACCGGCAGGGATTGCATACACACCTGATTGGGCAGTGTTTAAGTTAAATCTTAAAGTGACGACTGACTTTTGAGCGGTAATACGCTGAGTGTTTACCATTTCACCTAGAGCATCTAGATGATCACCTGTAGCATAGGATAAAAGGTTTTGTCTAGCAGCAAGGTTGAAAGCCTGTCTTAACATAGTGCTTTCTGCAGCTAAAGACAGTAAAAACAGCCTTACAGGATCACCGTTAGCTAAAGTTCTACCTGTAAGCTCTTCATACTTACCGATAATGCGTTGCTCGTTAGCTGTAGCATCAACTGTTAAAAAGTTAAGCTCTGGTAAATCAAATCGTGGAAATATTTCACTCATTAATTACAACCTCCAGTGTTACTATTGGAGTTAATTTACCTTCTGCAACATCTGATTTTTCTTGATCTAAAGTTACAGATTTAACTTTAACTCTAGGCTCATCGCGCTCGATAGCATCAATTACAGCCAATCTCCATAAAGCTAAAGATTGATTTACTGGAGAATCTAATGGGCTAAAGTCAACTCCCAAATCTCTATCCAATGGAACTGAACCTTTTATTGTTTTAAGAATGGTTGCAACATTCTGTCTTATCTCAAGAAGTTCATTAGAAGGTGCAAGGCTAACAGGTTCATTTGTTGATACTGTTATGGCCGATACATTCATATAGAGCCTTAAATAATCTTAGATACCATTGATTTAGCATAAGCTACTAAAGAGAAACCTTTAGCTTCGGTTAGGTTCAAAGTAACATCGCAATTAAGCAAGCCGCCTCGTCCGTCATAGTATTTGCGATCTTCTGACAAATCAGAGAGAATATACTTGCCAAAATAGTCAAGACCTAACACTAAACGATAGGCTTCTCCACTCTCAAGCATCTCTCTTAAAATTGCTAAATACACAGCGGGAGATACTCCTAAATTTCTGATTAACTGAATTTTAAAAGAGACCTTATCGGAGTCTGGCCCTATAAATTCATTTACAGGCTTTTGACCTATGATCTCATGAGATGCATACCTGGCAGAACGCTGCACTTGAAGATCTTGGTAGGTCAGCACTCTTTTATCAGAACAGGTGAACGGTACAAAACCGAACATTCCCTGCAAACCAATCTTCATATTGAATCCTTAGGTAATAAAAAAGCCCTAAGGTGTTAACCAAAGGGCTGTATTGATAAATATATGTTTAAGCTCTTAATGTTTATACGTGCTTACGTAATTTTAAGCTTATAGTAGCTGTTTGTATATCACAGGAATTGCCTGTTTGATAAATTCAAAAGTAAGCTTCACACCTAGAGATTTTGCTTTATTGATGATCCTTGACCATAAGTTTTGGTCACGTAACACTTCTAAAAGATCATAACCTTTCATTGTTAAGTGAATTGCGCAGATGC